AGCTCTTTGCGCAGCCGAAGCGCAAGCCCAAGAAGGCGTCGTCTGCGGCCTGAACGGCGGACGTGAAAAGGCCCGCGTCATCGGTGCGCTAACACCTCGGCGGGCCTTGAAAGGTACGGAGCAAATGATGCAGCAGAAATCGAATGAAAGGCAATCGGAATACGCCGAATTGCTGAAAAAACCGCAGTGGCAGAAGCGCCGCCAGTTCGACGCCCTCAGCCGCATCTTCGGGCAGGGGCGCACAACGGATAAGGGAAACCGGGAATGACCGCGGATGACCAAGGGGGCCGGCATGCGGGCTGTTGATCTATTCGCCGGCGCCGGAGGCTTTTCGACCGGGGCGCGCATGGCGGGCTGCAGCGTGGTGTGGGCGGCGAATCATTGGCCGCTGGCGGTGGAGTGGCACGCTGCAAACCATCCCGATGCGGCGCACGTGTGTCAGGACCTGCATCAGGCGGACTGGCGCGCGGTTCCTGCGCACGACCTGCTTCTTGCTTCGCCGGCTTGCCAGGGACACAGCCGCGCCCGCGGCGCTGAGAAGCCACACCACGACGCGCAGCGCAGCACCGCGTGGGCGGTGGTTTCGGCCTGCGAGTATCACCGGCCGGCGGTCGCGGTGGTTGAGAACGTCGTCGAGTTCGTGAAGTGGGCGCTTTATCCTGCATGGTCGATGGCGATGCGTGAGCTGGGCTATGCCGTGGCCCCTCACGTGATCGACGCGGCTGATCACGGCGTGCCGCAGCACCGCCGCCGGCTCTTTCTGGTGTGCACGCGGAGCGCGCGCCCCTTGCTGCTTGATCTGCCGCGGCGAGAACACCGCCCTGCGGCATCGGTGATCGATTTCGAGGCGGGGAGGTGGTCTGCGATCAACAGGCCTGGACGATCGGCTTGCACGCTTCGCCGCATCGAGGCGGGCCGTCGTGCCTATGGTGCCCGGTTCGTGGCGCCGTACTACGGGAGTGGCAGCGGGGAGACCGGACGCTGCCTGAGCCGTCCGCTGGGCACGATCACGACCCGCGACCGCTGGTCGGTTATCGACGGCGACCAAATGCGAATGCTGACCGCGCACGAGTGTCGCGCGGCGATGGGCTTCCCTGATGACTACCGGCTGCCGGGGACGCACCGCGAGGCCGTGCATCTGCTGGGGAACGCAGTGTGCCCGCCGGTTGCAGCGGATCTGATCCAGGCGATCCGGGAGTCGGCGTGATGGCCGAATCATGGGTTCGCCTATGGGCCGGCATGACGACCGACCCGAAGTTTCTTGCGCTGAGCGAGCACGAACAACGCGTTGCGATTTTGGCGCATGAGATCGCCGCGGAGAATCGCACCTGCTACCCGAAGTGGATCGAAGTTGAGTCGCGCAGCGCGCTCGACAGCGGTGTTTTTCTTTCTGCGTTCGAGCGCCTGTGTGACGCTGGGATCGTTTTCAGCGGATTCCCGAGCCTTCTCCCGCTCCTAGCTGACGCATTCCCGCTTGCGCCCATGTCCGGACCGATCGGGCATGCCAGACCGTCTGCGGAAGTGTGGATCCGAATTCGCGAGCGAATCTTCGCGCGGGACGATTTCACGTGTCGGTACTGTGGTGCGCGAGGCATTGCAATGGAGTGCGACCACGTAATCCCCGTAGCCCAGGGCGGGGCCCACGACGACAGCAATCTTGTGACGGCGTGTCGCGACTGCAATCGCAGCAAAGGGGCTCGAACCCCAGAGCAGTGGAGGGGTGCGTGAACTACTACGAACACCATCTTGGCGATTACGCCAAGGACACAGGGCATCTCTCAATGCTCGAGCATGGGGCATACCGCATCCTGCTCGACCGCTATTACTCCACGGAGGCAGGCATCCCCGCGGCGCAGGCTTATCGCCTTGCTAGGGCTCGCTCAGATGAGGAGCGCCAGGCCGTTGATGTCGTGCTGGAGGAGTTCTTCGAGCTGGTCGACGGGGTGTGGCACAACGGGCGTGCTGACGAGGAAATCGAGCGCGCGCGTCAGCGCATCGTTACGGCACAGCAGAACGGCAAGAAGGGTGGGCGTCCTCGCAAAAACCCATCCGGTTCTGATTCGGAAACCCAGCAGAAACCCACCGGGTTTTTGTCGGGTTCTGATTCGGAAACCCAGCAGAAAGCTCACCAAGCACCAAGCACCAGACACCAGACACCAGGTGAACCAAAAGCGAGCGAATCACTGAACCGCAGTAGCACGCACGAGGATCCGGGCGCGCTCGCCCCTGCCGAGCCTTCCCCCGAAGTCGAACCCACCGAGGCCGGCACGATCTGCCGACGGATGCGGGAATCGGGCATCCAGGGCGTGAATCCAGGACACCCGAAACTGCTCGCCCTGCTGCAAGCCGGCATCACCGCCGACGAGCTGTGCGGCATTGCTGCCGAACCGAACGCGGCCGGCAAGGGCATGGCTTGGGTGCTGGCCACTGCTGAAGGCCGGCGCCGCGATGCGGCCAAAGTCCGACCGCTGCCCCGTGCCTCGCCGACCCTCGCTGACCGCAACCGACAGGCGGCCGACGAGGCCAAGCGAATGATTTTCGGCGAGGGGTGAAGCCATGCAGCAAAACGAATTCGATGCGTTCTCCGACATGCTCCAGGCGGTGGCCGAGTACTGCGGCAAGCCGCTCTCGCCGGGGGTGATCGCGATCTACTGGCAGGGGCTGAAGGATCTCGACCTGCCGGCCGTGCGGCATGCGCTGAACGCCCACGTGCAGAACCCGGACACCGGCCAGTTCATGCCGAAGATCGCCGACGTGCGCCGCATGCTGGGCGGCACGACGCAGGACTCCGCGCTGCGGGCCTGGGCCAAGGTCGACAAGGCCGTGCGCCACGTCGGCCCCTACGCCAGCGTCGCGTTCGATGACGCGCTGATCCACCGTGTGCTGCACGACATGGGCGGATGGGTTGGCCTGGCGTCGAAGACCGAGGACGAGTGGCCGTTCGTCGCCAAGGAGTTCGAGAACCGCTATCGCGGCTACGCCATGCGCAACGAGCGCCCCGAGTATCCGCCCGTGCTGACCGGCATCGCTGAAGCTGACAACGTGCGACGCGGGCTGCGCTCGGATCAGCCGCGGCTGATCGGCGACACCACCAAGGCCGAGGAGGTGATGCAGGGTGGCACGCGCCGGCCGCTGATCGGGTTCGCCACGGCTTCCGCGCAGGCGCTTGAGGCATCGAAGCCGCTGCGCGTGATCGACGGCCGGAGCGCGGCATGAGCGCGACACAGCAAATCGGCGCGCTGGCTGCGCGGATGAGTCGATCTGACGACGGCACCGCCTGGGCCAAGATCCCGCCGGCGGGTGGCGCTCGCGGCTCGCGCTGGGAACAGAACCTGCTCGAGCTCGCCGAGGCTGGCGAGCCGCGATTCATCGCCATTCTGCGCGACCACGTGGAGCGCGGCGTCATCGTCTCCGCGCGCGCATCCGCTGCACTGAACGCGGCCGAGCCCGATGCTGCTGCCTGACATCCCAAGAGGACCGACATGGACCACCGAACACCTTCAAGCCTGTCTGGCCCGGCACGTAGCGCGCCTTCCGCGGATCGACCGAATGCGCTTCTTCGAGGCATGGGAGCGCCGGAACGGCCGAGCCTCGGCGGCGAACCTGAACGAGGCTGCCAAGGAGGCGTATCGCCTGCTGTCGAGTGGTTCGAGGAGCGCGCGGCCGTGATCGAGTTCGATGCCGGGCAGCGACGCATTCACGCTGAGTCCATGGCGCTGCGCGAGGTGGTCGAGCACATGGGCAAGGCTGCCGGGCGCGAGGCGTATGACCACATGAACGCGCGGAGGGCTGCAGCATGACCTTCGCCAGGCCAATCGATGAGCACCGCTACCGCGAGACCACCGAGCGTCAGGCGCAGATGCCGGGCGCGACTGCGCCGAGCTTCCGCTGCGTCGCCTGTAGTCGGCGGAGCTCGATGAAGGGCAGCAAGCGCACCGCCGTGGGCAGCATCTGCGCGAGCTGCCATCAGGCGCGCGAGGCGCGGCGGGCCAGGAGGCAAGCCGCATGATCGAATTCATCATCGTAACCGGCTGGTATTTCGCGCTGCGCTGTCTATTCCGCGTGGTTGATATCACCGACCCCGGCGCTCCGCTAAGCACGAAAGGCCCGATGGCCTGGGCAGGGCTGGCGTCTGACTTCGCTTTGTCCGCGTGGGCGATGTTGGTCATCAAGGGGGCGGCATGAAGGCTCGCATCCTCGCCCTGGGCCGTCTGAAGACAGGCCAGCGCAATAAAACCGAAGCGAGCTACGAGGCGCTGCTATCCGCGCGGCAGCATGCCGGCGAAGTGGCCTGGTTCCGCTTCGAAGGCATGAAGCTGCGCCTTGCGGACAACACGTTCTACACCCCTGATTTCGCGGTGATGCGCGCCGATGGGCAGCTCGAGTGTCACGAGGTCAAAGGGCACTGGATGGACGACGCGCGGGCAAAGATCAAGATCGCCGCCGAGATGTACCCGTTCCGCTTCCTGGCTGTTCGCCCGAAGGCCAAGCGGGATGGCGGCGGATGGGACGTGGAGGTGTTCGAGTGATCTGCGCCCACTGCCGCCGCCCGCTCAGGCGCCCCGCCGCGATGGTCGGCAAACTGGCGTTCGGCCCGGTGTGCGCCCGACGGCTGGGGCTGCTGGCGCCGGCATCGGTGCGACAATCCGTGTTCGATGTGCGGCACAGGGTCGAGCGAGACGAGAGGACGCCGGATATGTTCGAGGGGGTGAGGGCGTGAGTTTGACGGCGCAGCAAGGCGAGATCATGGAAATAATCGAAATGGATATAGGCGCGCTCGTGCCCTACGCGCGCAACAGCCGCACGCACGGCGCGGCGCAGGTCGGGCAGATCGCGGGCAGCATCCGGGAGTTCGGCTTCACGAACCCGGTATTGATCGACGGGAAGGGCGGGATCATCGCCGGCCACGGCCGCGTCATGGCCGCGCAAAAGCTCGGCCTTGAGCGCGTGCCGTGCATCCGCCTGGCGCACCTCACCGAGGCGCAGAAGCGGGCGTATGTGATCGCGGACAACAAGCTCGCGCTCAATGCGGGGTGGGACGAGGAAATGCTTCGGATCGAGCTCGAGGAGCTGAAGGCGCTTGACTTCGACCTGGCGATGACCGGGTTTGATGCGGGGGAGCTGGAGGCGCTGTTTGCGGATGGCGGCGAGAATTCAGAAGGGCAGGGCGACGCCGATGCCGTGCCCGCGCCGCGCCCCGAGGCCATCAGCAAGCCGGGCGACGTGTGGGTGCTGGGCAAGCATCGGGTGATGTGCGGGGATAGCACGAGCATTGATGCAGCCGGTGTGCTGATGGGGGGGGGGCATGGCTGACCTGCTCATCACCGATCCGCCGTACAACGTGGCTTATGAGGGCAAGACCGAGGATGCGCTCACCATCCAGAACGACGCCATGTCCGACGCCGACTTCCGCCAGTTCCTGCGCGACTGCTACGCCACCGCAGACGCCTTTATGCGACCCGGCGCTGTGTTTTACATCTGGCACGCGGATTTAGAGGGTCTGAACTTCCGCGCCGCAGCCCAGGAGGTGAACTGGAAGGTGCGGCAATGCCTGATCTGGAACAAGAACAGCCTCGTGCTGGGTCGCCAGGACTATCACTGGAAGCACGAGCCCTGCCTCTACGGCTGGAAAGAGGGCGCCGCGCACTATTGGGGCAGCGACCGCGCGCAGACCACCGTGCTCGACTTCAACCGCCCGCATCGCAACGGTGAGCACCCCACGATGAAGCCCATCGACCTGATCCAGTACCAAGTCGAAAACAGCAGCAAGCGCGGCGATGTCGTGCTCGATCTGTTCGGGGGGAGTGGTTCAACGCTCATCGCCTGCGAGAAAACGGGTCGCTGCGCCCGCCTGATGGAGCTCGACCCGCACTACGCCGACGTCATCGTCCGCCGCTGGCAAGACTTCACCGGGCAGCGCGCCACGCACTTTGAGACCGGAGACCCGTTCCCGGAGGCGGCGGAGGGCGTTCAATAATGGCGAACCGCTCACACGCTCCCACCGCAGAAACCCGCGCACAGGTCGAGGCGCTTGCATCGTTCGGAACGCATCAAGAAGACATCGCAAAGTTCCTCGGTATCTCGCACCCGACGTTGCGCAGGCACTACCGCGAAGAGTTGAAAGTTTCGGCTATTAAGGCCAATGCGACGGTCGGGAAATACCTGTTCAACCTCGCAAGCGGGCGGGCGATCAAAGACGGCGCGACGCATAGCGATTGCCGGTCTGCGGCGATCTTTTGGGCCAAAACGCGCATGGGCTGGACCGAGACGATGGACCTCTCGAACTCGGACGGCTCGCTCGGACCGACCGTCATCAAGATCGTGGCGGCCAAGAAGTGATCGAAGCCGAGATCATCCTGCCGCCCAAGCTGGTCGACGTCTTCGCGCCCGAGCGCGGGGCGGCGCAGTACCGCTGCGCGCACGGCGGTCGTGGCTCGGGAAAGTCTTTCAGCTTCGCCAAGATGGCCGCCGTGTGGGGCTATGCCGAGCCGCTGCGGGTGCTCTGCACGCGGGATCTCCAGGTCTCGATCAAGGAGAGCTTTCACGCCGAGCTCAAGGCGGCGATCGCCTCCGAGCCCTGGCTCGCGGCGCACTACGACGTGGGCGTCGACTACCTGCGAGGGGCAAACGGGGCGGAGTTCCTGTTCCGCGGCCTGCGCCACAACACGGGCGGCATCAAGTCG